GATCAACAGGAAACACTTCCTTCATAATTCGCTGCGTGCTTTTTGCGCTATGAAATGGGCGAAGTTCTCTCGCTAAAGACTTGCTGATTACCTGATTGCCTGCCGGGTAAATCCAAGATTTGTTGTCTCTTTCAACGTAATACCCTTCCACCCACTCTCCATTATCCAGCCGCTTGGCTTTGAAAAGGATCTCTCTCATTCCGCACCTCCGATGATCTCGTCAAGGGTAACGGACTGGCCTGACTTGATTTCTGGAAATAGCGAGCTTTCAATATCTGCAATCCACCCATCTTCGGCTCCAGTTATGCCTAAAACTTTACTGCCTCGCAACCGCTCAATGTGTGTTGCTTCGGGGAACAGCACGCTAATTATCTTTGCTGATTCCACCTCCTGCTGGGTGAAGCGGGGCTTGCGGATGATGCGGTCGGGGTGGTTGATACACTCGTAGATTGCGTCATCACTTGTTTGTCCGCCCCATTTTAGCACGCCGTCCTCGTTGACATGGTACTCGCCTTTGTACCCATTGACCTTAAAATGTTCTCCAACTTCCACCCCCAGCACCTCACAAATTCTCGGCTTGTCCATGTTGGCTTCCTCCTTTTCATCCTCCACCACCTCGAACCCCATTAGGTGGGCGGCTTCGTGGGGATAGGTTTTTCTGAAATGAACGCAACCATCTTTAGTAGGCGCTTTTTGATGCATTGGACATTTCAGGCAGTTTCTATCTTCGCAAAATA